GATCGGGGACTGCCTCTTGTCACCGTCCCTCATCCAGATGGTCAGCGAACTACTCTAGCGGTTACTGGCGACTCTGGCGGATCCTCCGTAGCGACAACGCCAAAGATTTACAATCTAAGTCTAGATAATGCGGGAGAGGAATACTCCCAATTGCTCAGTGATCTTACAAAGAAATTACTAATTAAAAACAGAACAAACACCGGAAGTATTTACATTGCATTCGCGGCGGGACAAACGACCGTCGCGTATTTGACCTTGCCACCAGGGGCCGTTTATAATGAGAACAATCTTGGTCTCTCTGGTATAAGTTTATATTTGCGCAGCGATGTTGCAGCGCAAGTAGTAGAAATTCTAGAGTGGACTTAAGAAATCACGGAGGAAATAAATGATTACTTTAGATCAAATTACTTATGATCTTGCATCGATTCAGATAATCAGCTCGTCTGGAAATGCATTGGCAATCAGCCCATCGGGATCGCTCACTGTTCTTCAGGATCCGAATTCAACCCCTTGGATTGTGTCGGATCTTTCCGATGGATCTGTAAATGGCGGTACGGCTGGAACTAAGTCCCAGCTTGGTGGTGCTATTTACAACAGCTCTCCACTCACGCTCACGAATGGCCAACAGGCTTCTTTGCAATTCGATTCAGGCGCAAACCTGCTTGTGAATCTGAAGACTGCTCTTCCTGCTGGTTCAAACGTGATCGGATCCGTAAACCAGGGAACTTCTCCTTGGATTACGAAAGATCAATCCGATGGCCCTGTGGCACCTGGAACTGTAGCCACTTATTCTAAATTGAGCGGTGGTCAATACGTTGCCGCAGGTGTGACATTGACTGACCAGCAACAAGCTGCATTGCAACTTGATTCCGCTGGTAAGCTATTGGTGAAGCAGAACGCTCTTGTTTATTCTTCTGACAGCGTAGCAATCAAGGGATCCACTGGAAACCAATTGGTTGTAAATGCTGACGGCAGCTTGAACGTGCAAGCGTCTGAAGCGATCTTTACAGCTTGGAAAGCAACTCAGCAATCTGCAAGCACCTCAGCTTCGCAAGTTGCTGCGACTTCTCTTGCAAACCGCAAAAGAATCATCGTGCAGAACTTGGGATCTCAGGATATTTACATTGGAACATCTGCTGCTGTTACCACAGCAAACGGATTGAAAGTTCCAAAGGGTGCAAACTTTGAAGACGACTTGGGAGCTTCCGTAGCGATCTACATGCTCACGCCAAGCGGCACTTCTGACGTTCGTATCGCAGAATTCGCATAAGGAATAGACAATGGAAAAGCTTACTCAAAAAGATGTGGTTATTTGCAGAGCCTTAAGAAATATAGTCTTGAATGGTAAGTATGAAATCATGGGAGAAGCTCTGGAGCAATCTGGGGCTCTCTTTAATTGGTTCAGCACGCTTGATCAGAGAATTGAAGAAACGATCAAGCCACCTCCTCCGATGCTGAGTCCATACGCTGTGGTTGAAGCTCCAAAGCCAGATAAGAAGAAAAAGTAATGGGCATTCAAGTTGATGAAGAAATAGGGGCGGAAAGCACTAATATCACTCAGGTGAATTCGGCTGCCGTTTCTCTTGGCCAAAAGGTTTCCGCATCGGCTTTCCCAATAGTAATTGCAAGCGATCAATCCGCCATACCGGTAAACGTTTCAGGATATGCATACAGCAGCTATTCCCCAGATCCATCAAGTTACCCGACGTCGAATCAAACAAATCTTTCGATTGATGCTGTTGGAAGACTAGAAACGCATTCGACTTGCACAACGGATGAGGGAAGCTTTCGAGATGATTTCTCAGGAACGGGACTCATCACGACTCTGACGGGAACCCTCACGTTCACGAACGGGAGCAATATCGTCACGGGATCGGGAACAAACTTCACGACAATCCCGCAATATATTTATATAAAGAAAAGCACGGATTCAGATACGCTTTATTGCGAGATTGATCACGTTGGAAGTGATACAACAATTTATCTCACGACAAACTATGCAGGAACAACCGCATCTGGTGTTTCTGCGGTAGTTTCAAGCTGGTTTCCTACAACGGGAACGGGCGGATCCATTGCTATTGCAAGCTCTGTTTGTTCATTGAACTCTGGAACAACAAATGGATCTTCTACTTATTTGCAAAGAGTCGGGGACTATCTTCCCTATACAGCAAACTTTTATCTAGCCATCAATCAGAGGATTGCAAATCAATCTGCAAAAGTAGGGTTGATGGACAACTTCACGTCAACTGGAGTTGGCGCTTATATTCAATTCACGGGCACAAACAACACGCAATTAAATCTTGTGACGCAAAGCTCAAGCTCCGCAGCAGATACGCAAACGACCACAGTGACGCTTCCTGGTGGAGCTCTCACATCAGCTCAGAACTTTTACAAATTGGATCTAGCCGGCAACAGCGCCGTTCTCTCAATCAATGGAACTGTTGTCGCCAGGAACATGCTTCATCTTCCTGGCCCGTATTCAAACATCAATTTGATGTGCGGGATCACGAATACCGGAGCCGCAGCAAGCACCACGGCGCTGCAAATAGATATGCTGTATTTTTACAATACAGACAGAATTCAGGTAGACGACGATTTTTCTGGTGAACCCATCAACGTGACAATGTCTCTTGGAGGGCTTGAGACTTATGTTGTGAATTCTGGACCAATAACCGGAGCCACGGCAACGGGTACAAAATCACTTGCATACTTGTGGCACCCATCTTCTGTAACAAATAAATATAAAATTGCTTCTATTATAATTGATCAAATAGCCGGAAACGGTTCGGGCGGTTCACAACGCATTGAAATGAATCGAATCACTGCGGAAAATGCCACTCCAGGCGGAACAACCGGAACAATAGTAACAAAAGAACCAGGTGCTACCGCATCCGGTGCAACGTTTAGGATCGCACCTACTGGAGCACCGACTCGAGCGGCCGGAACATTATTTGGATTGAATTTAGATCCAAAAGCAAATGGACAAGTTTTACCAATGGGCAGCACAGAACAAGAAAGAGTAGAAATCAAACCGTGGACTATTTTAACATCTACCGCATTTGGGTATGAAATAACTCAAGTCGTAACAACAACTCTTTCAAGTGCTCCTATTTTTAACATTACTGTTGAATGGACTGAAACGTGAGCGACGTAGTCAATATTTATAGAAATCCAACTTTTGAAATTTTGGGATATACACAGCTTTCAGTTGCTGCAACAACAACGTCAATTATTACAATCCCTGCAAGAGATGTTATTCGCATAACCGCAATGGTTACAGGATATGGTGGAAATGATATTGCCTCTCTTCGTTTTGGCGGAACAGCGGGCGCGGTTGATTCTGGAAATAATTATGCAACAGCATTTGGTGAATGGAGCTCTGGACAAAACGGAAACCAATCAACTCTTACAGAGAATAATACAACAAGCTTATTGCGACTTGCAGCTTCTGCAGTAACAACCGGAAGGCATGTTGTTGTTTCGTTAAATAATCGCACAGCAAGCAGAAAAATAGCTCTTATAATGCAATCAACAGAATTTGGCGCCGCAAATACAACGCCTAGAAGAGAAACTCTTGGCAACGGGATTTGGGCTAATACGACTCAGCAAATAATTTCAGTCCAATTGCTCACAGCTGGCGGTAACACATTAACTGCTGGTTCAGGATTTATCGTGGAGGGGGCAAACCTATCATGATTATAGCTTTCAATCGGCAATCAAATAATCACGACAAACCAGACTTAATGCCCGATGATTATCCTTGGATCGTTTACGAAATCGACGATAGCAGGGAATCAGAGTTTCTGGGGCTGGGGTACGAAGTATTGAGTCCTATTGATTTTGAATCACTTAAATCATCAATTGATTTAACTGATTACAACAATTCAACTAAACCACCTCTTCAACCAATTTCACCAAGACAATTGCGAATAAAACTTTTAGAGCTTGGTATAAATGATGCAAAAATCAAAGAAGCAATAAATTCTTTTCCAAGCCCAGACAATGAGGTGGCTTTAATTTCATACGAATATTCCGTTGAATTTGATAGATATTCGCCATTAGTTATAGGCGTTGGGGAACTTCTTGGGCTTACAAACGATCAACTAGATACGATCTGGATCGAAGGAATAAACGTATAAATATAAACCCAGGCGACATCGTATTTCAAATGCACAACGACTCAGTGATGAGCAAGATCTTCTCGTGGTTTCTGAACTCTAAATGGTCGCACTCCTATATCATCACGGAGATTACTGGCCGCAGCATTTACATTTGCGAGACTTCAAACTTTGAAGTGATGGTCAACAGAATGAATGAACGCTTTTCTGATCCTGGTATTACTTTTGAGATATGGTCTCCAAAGAACGTTACGAATGATCAGAGACTTGAAGCCGTGAAAATGGTTGAATCCAACATTGGGAAAATGTATGGCTATGCCCAGCTCTTGAGTCTTGCCCTGAAGGGCTTACTGAAGCGTGTAGGAATCAAGATCCCAAACTTTATCCACCTAGGGATCACCTGCAATGAAAACGCAGCCGATGCCATAAAGACCTACGACTTTGTTGAATTGCAGCACATCGATTTTAAAGATATTGATACGCAAGATTTATACCAATTAGTTTATCGCTGTGGTAAATTTGAATTGACACACAGCAAATGATGTACTTTTGAGCTGGTATAAAAATGGTAATGGGTAGACCTAAAAAATGGATCTTTGACAAAGCTCAAGCAGCACGAGTGGAAACTCTTGCCGGCCTGGGACTTAGATCAGAAGAGATTTCTGCTGTTGAGAAGATTCCCTTAGCCTCATTGAAAAGACTTTACCAAGACGTAATGAGCGAAGGCAGAGCCAAGGCACTGGCAAAGGTTTCCCAATCACTCTACCAGATGGCTGTGAGCGGAAAGAATCCAGCTTCTACTTTCTTTTATTTGAAAACCCAAGGAAGATGGAAAGCAGTCCACACGATAGAGCATTCAGGGCCAGATGGTGAAGCCATCCAGGTCGAGAACGTAAACCGCACGACGACATTCCGTGAAACAAAAAAAGAAGACGATAAATGATAATCTAGAGCTTTACCTGCCCACTGAAGCGCAGCGTAAGATTCATTTATCCCCGTTTCAATTCAATGTCGTTTGCTTCGGTCGTCAATCAGGGAAAAGCACTTACGGAATCAACAAGCTATTGCAGAAGGCTTGGCCTAGAGAAAATGGTCTCTATTGGTATGTGGGCCCAACGTATCGACTAGCAAACCAAATGTATGAACGCACAATGGTTTCACTCATGAAGTCAGGTGCGATGAAAGACAAATCAGATTCTGAACTATTCATTGAGCTTCTAAGCGGTTCCCGCATTTACTACAAATCAGGTGACAACCCCGGTGCCCTATTGGGGGAAACCCTAGATGGCGCAATCATTGATGAGTGCAGGGAGCAAAAGAAAGAAATATGGTTTCACTACATTCAGCCAATGCTTGGAACCACTGGGGGCTGGGCTGACTTCTTGAGCACGCCCAATGGCTTTGATTGGTTCTATGATATTTACCAAAACACTAGAACCAGAAAAAACTGGGGAGCCTTTCACGCACCATCAACCTCAAATCCTTTTTGGTCAAAAGAAATGATTCAAGAGGCAAAAGAAGGAATGAGTGAAGATTTATTTGCTCAAGAGATTCTTGCCGAGTTTAGAGACGTTGGCTCTGGTTCCGTGTACGTTACTTTTTCACAAGAAAACATTCGAGACACAAGCCCATTTGCTTTACTGGGCCAAGAGATTAGTCCACACCTCCCAATCCTTGTTGGCCTAGACTTTAACCTTTCCCATGAGCTGGTGCCTTGGACAAACCAGAGCGCATGAATTTTACTGGCACGATGAGATGAGCCTAAACAATTCACACACCCAAGAGGCTTCTCAGGTTCTTATTGAAAAAGTTCGTGGACATAAACCGGGAGTGATTTTGATTGGTGACGCAAGTGGTAATGCTGGACAACGCGCAGCTGCTGGCCAATCAGACTATGATATTGTGAAAAAGACACTTAAAGATGCTGGGATCACTTACACGGATAAAACACCAGATTCCAACCCAGTAATCAAAGACAGAATAAATGCCGTGAATGCTCTTCACAAATCAGCAAATGGAAACGTATCATGCTGGTATCATCCACGCTGCAAAATGCTAATCAAGGACAGACAAAGAAGATCATGGAAAACGGGAGCTACATCATTGGCTTTTGACAACTCTGATCCTACAATTGGTCACATGGCAGATGCTTGCGATTACCCCATGCACAAATTGGCACCAATTAAATCCAGTCTTTCTGTGGGAACATCTAAAGTAATTCACAGGGTGTTCTAATGAAAAAACTTACTGAAATCCCATCGTATAGAATCTTTTTAAATAAAAAGGATCAAGCCGTTGAAGAGCTGCTTAGAAAGGCAGTGATCAAGCTCAGTGATGAGTATGCTCACATTATTCACATCGTTCGTGATCAAGCAACGGTCTGCGCTCACAGAGTTGTGAAAGAGGATCTTGTTGGATCCCACTCAGCCGTTCGGGATATGGAAAACAGCCTCAAGATGCAGTTTCATCATATCGCACGGCGCATTGAGGCAATACGCCACAGGCTGAGACAATCTAGCTTTGCTTTATCCTATGCAGCAGAGATGCAAGCCATTCATCAGGTGGGCATTGGAAAACATCCACACCCAATCGGAACCATGGATTTGATGAAGAAACTTGGTGCTCCAAAGTATGGTGACATTTCAGCGCGTACACGATTGTGTTTGAATCGAATCATTAGAAAAGCCACGGACGCAATTGAGCTTGGCGTTTCAATGGGTGAAGATCCAGGTGAAATGGTGCAGCGTGTATTGAAGACGTTCAAGGCACCACAGAAGAGAAAAACCATCAAAGCTCTTAGGCGATTGACTGAGGCAAGACGCTTTGGCATCGACACTGAAGAGTGGCCAGAGTTTATTTCTGAAGCCGATTGGAACTCTGCCCTTGCTGATTACAAAGAAGAGTATGTTCCACAGTGGCGTGATCCTAGAACCTCGATGGGAGAAATCACGGAAGACGGTGAGCACATTGCCTATGGCTGGGAAGTCGAACAAGAAGCCACAGAGGAATTAGTGGCCAATGTAATCCAAGCAGGTTTAGTTGCTGCAAATGATCAAAAGATCACGGATTTTATATGGGTAAGTGTTATCGATAATGTGACCGATGAATGCTGTATCTGGCGAGACGGTTTACTATTGTCTGAGATTGAGTCTAGACTATCTGAACATGAAGACGAGGATTGCGATGGCACCGTGCCACCGATCCATTTTAATTGCAGGTGTCGAATTGTTGCCGCAACGGAGAATCTTCCCGAGGTACCAGAAGACAATGCAGCGGAGTTTGATGCGTGGCTAAACAGTTGAAAGAAAAAAAAGTTGTTCGCCCTCGAATCAAGATCAATGAAGCTGCAAAGCCTGATCAATATGAGAATGAGCACATCTTTAAAACTAGCGGCGTTCCATCCGATGCCAGGGTTGTTCGCACCACCGCAGAACTTATTGCTTTTTTAGATCACAATAAAGACGTTGAGCTTGATGCCCAAGTGATGTGTGTAGAGAAAGCCACCAATAAGACTTTCATTGGTAAGCTTGGACGCAAAGGATTCATGGAGTCCTTCAAAGCAAACAACAACCCAAAGACCTCTAAGTTTAAAGAAGGCTTTGATGCATTTGCCCATGATATGTCAACGAACGCTTCATTCTCTAGCCATGTGATTGGCCAGGATATGATCCCAATGTTGGGCGGTCCGT